ATATTTGCGCGGGCTTAAAAAAATAGGGTTGCATACGTTATTTAACGCAAGCAACCCTATACTATAGCTATGTCTATTGGTCTTTAAATTTAGCCATAAAACTGGTTTGCGCCACACTCAGCGCAGACCCGTTAGCATTAGCCTGAAAAGATTGCGCCGAAGGTCGTGGCGCTGTTTCCGCCGTTTTTTGCAATCCACTGCTTGCCACAACGCCATCTATAAATTCTTTGAAGGTTATGGTTTTTCCCTTCTCCGTATCAAAATACTCAAGGGTAGGGTTTTCGGCACTTCGCAATGAAAATGCGCCGTTTTCAAACTCCAACGTTGCTTTCCTGACTGCTAACGCAGCATCTATTTCTGCGGTTAGAAGCCTCTCCACCTGCTCCTTTTTTAAGGTCTCTACAAAAGCGTACCCAGTCAAACTCTGCGCAAGCGCGCCGTTTTTTTGGAATGTTTTGAAGCTTTTTTGGCTTGCATCGAGGGCGAGGTTTAGTGCATCTTTTTCTTTTGCAGCCGACTCTTTTGCGAGGTTTAGGGTGTTTCTTAAAGCTGCAACCTCCTCGTTATTATTTTGGCTCGATTTTATCTTTATAGCTTGCTTTAAGGCTTCGCCAATCCGCGCCTCCGTCCCGTTTTTTTCTATCTCTGCGATAGCCTCTTCTGTCATTCCCGCCTCTTCTAACGCCCTTCTTAATTTAACATCTATCGAGCCAAAATAAGAGTTTTTGAAGTGCGCGCTAACGTCTTTGTGAGCTTTTGCACCCTCCACTGTTATTAGTTTCTGGTTTACAATATTAGAGAGCGCGACATCCACTTCTACATCTTTAAGGGACGCTACAGCCGAAGATTCAAGCATTTTAGCCAAATGCTCATTAGCCTCTGTTATTCCCGCTTTTGCGAAAATATCTTTTATGGTTTGCAATAAATTTGCCATAATTTTAATTGTTTATTTGTTTATTTGTTTAATTTTATTGAGTTATACACTTCTACAGAAATAGGCAATAGCCTGTGCCTGCAATTATAGCCACCAACAAAATACAAGATACTGCTTTCGTTTGTGCCGATTCTTTTACCAACCCACGTAAGGCTCGCCCACGCTTTTACCTCTTTTTTTGTATACACCTTTCCTGTTCTTGCTATACAAAAATTACGACTTGTTGCTATTTTCGTGCCTTGATAAAGATAATGATTTAGCTCCAAGTCTTGCGCTATATTAAGCATATAGGTGCGCTCGTACCCAAGCACGGCATCATTGGTTATCTGCTTTACATATCTTTTTGTCGTGTCATCTAAATACGCTCCCATCTCGGTTTGCAAGTCGCTATAGCTCGCGGAAGTGGTTATGTTTCTTTGCAAGATTGTCCTGACAGGATCTATTAAATTGCTTGTTAAACCACTGCCCTTTAATAAGTCTATCGTTTGGCTTATAACGTCTTGCTGTAACGCTTTTGCAAGTTGTGCGTTATCGTTTACGTTAAAGTTAGACATTAAAATGCTAAAATAGTCGTTTATATACTCTGTGCTTTGCTTTATTCCGCTAACAAAGTCTTTAACTACGTTAGACATTGCCGCACTTTCATCTAACAATCCATTTAACTCTTTTTTGTATCCGTTCAATAGCTTAAGGTTTTCAATGCTTGGCACTATCTTGCCTCCTGTTGTTTTAATTTTTGAGGTAAACTGCGTAAGCCTATCGTAAATTTCCTTTTGTATTTGAGGCATATTTATATCCAATTTTGAAAACAATTCATCTAATTGTTTATCTAACTGGGCTGTTATTTCAGTTAAGTCATCTATCATTACTGTAGCGGAATAGGAGAGGGGAGTTCATTTAATGTTTCGCCAGCATATTTATAAATAACTTCTATCTTCTTTTTGTAATCTAAGTCAAAGAAGTTTTTAGTTGCATCTTGCGCGAGCGTTACGTACTTTTTTAAATTACAAGAAACAATGTAGTCTAACTTAGAAACTCCGCCATTTGCAAGCATGGTCATTTTTTCATCTTCTGTTTTGCCCACCAACGGGTCGATTTGAAACACGGTTTTAGCTAAGTTTAGCTGGTCGCTATCTTCGCCAAACTCGCTTTTTATGTATTGCAGTTCTAAGGCGTTGCGAATAATAAAGCTGTAATTATTGGTTATCGCACTCCTTAACCTCTCGCCTATTATCGCGCTTGTAAGCGTGTTAAACCTTTTTGGCACTTTTACTGTAGGGTTGTTGCTTTCAATTGTTTTTATTGGTAGTGAAAGGGTGTACCTCCACTTTGAGGTGTACCAAATTATCGGCTTTATTATATTTAACACAAAGTGCCTTGCAACACTGCTAACAAATGTATCAACCTCTTGTTTGTCATACTCTTTTGCAAGACCGCTTTGATTAAGCGGAGACTCGTGTAAATATTCAACTCCTAATGCACTAAGCCCTGCCCTACATTGCTCTTCTATCTCGGTTTTTAGCGCGTGGATTAACTCAATCGGTTTTGAAACATAACCGATTGGCGGTGCGGGTACTGACACGCCACCTCCTGGAATGTTTTCTATATTTATCTCGTGAATCCCAAAAGGGCTTGATTTAGATCCGCTACCTTTACAATCCTTACAATTAGAGACTTCGTAATCTTCCGTGCCTAAATTGCCGTGTCTTATTCTGCCGTTCCCTGCGCAAGTCTTGCACTCGCCAATTTGGTAAATGTATTTTTCTGGGTGAATGTTTTGCACTAAATTCGCTTGGTGGTCGCTGTAACACCTGCCCGCTTCATCAAAGCTGTTTAAGCATGGCGTTATAAAGCTGTCATAAACAAACTCTAACCCATTGTTTTTTTCAATGGTTTTTTTTATTAGCCCGCCTAATTTAAATGCGGGTATTTCTCCAACAATGTTTTTGTATTCCAAAAAAGAAATATTGCTTTCTCCCGCCTGCGTCTTGTCTTTCGTTACGATAAATATACTGTCGTTGTCTATAAATTTATATGTTTCTATTGAGCCTATTTCGCTTGTTCTAACAACAAGCAAATCAGCATCAAAGTATAATACATTTTCGCAGGAATAAACCGAAGGGAACGGTTTGTAGTACTCATTTTCTTTAACTTCTAAAGAAAGAGGTAGCACCAAAATAATTGCGTTTGGGTCGACTAATAAGTCTTTTAACAATATTGAAAACGCGTAGTTTTCTAAGCTGTCAAAATAAGGGAAGTCATCTTTTAGGTATTTTTCTATGGTTTCGGTTTCTGCTACCGCGCCTTCTGATTTCTTGTATTCAATACTCCAATCTTCGCTTTTGGCTATCTTTTGCAAAAGAACCAATATCTTATTGAAATACCCTTCTGTGTACGATTTGTACACATCTTTTCTGTATTGTTTTATAACATCTGGCTCGTTTGGGCGAGATGTGTCTATTAGCTTTTCAGGATATAACCCTTCACTATGCACTCTAACCCTTTTTGAAATGTCGGTTATGTAAGTGTCTTTTTTAGTGCTTTGCCCACTCTCAAAAAACGACTCTATTGTTTGCTTGGTTATCATAAGATTTTTGTTTTAATGCGGCGTAATCCAACTTTGATAAACTTGATAAAAAAACCGCGTAAATTATATGCGCGGTCTTTAATTAAACAAAAATATATTTTTTACGAGGTTATTGCTACAATGGTGTTTGACAGCCCACTCTCCTCATTGAAGCTAAATGCAACAACTCGGTAGTAGTACGTTGTGCCTGTCGTTAAGCCCGTTATTAGTCTTAAAAGCACAGTAGCGGTTTCGTGTTCTTGCAAAATAACCGCAAAGTTGCTTGTAGTGCTTACTTGCACAATGTAACCTATTGCGCCAACCACTAACTGCCAATTTGCAGTAAACCCTGTAGCACTGACCGCTGACTCTTCGAGCGCGACAGGCGCGGGAATTACAGCCAAAATGGCGAGAGGTGTGTTGTACGGAACGGGCATATTTATATCCGACCACGTAGCCGTTACCTCCCACTTTCTCTCTGCGGCAAGGTCATCTGTTACGGGAGCTTTTGAGTGAAGCGTAACGTTTTTCTCAACGATTTGCAAGCTGTCGTTATCGCCAGTTACAAATCCGAAGCTCTTTATATCAAGCTCCTTGAGTTGATTAAAAAACCCGTAGTTTTGGCTTCTGTACTTTGTCATAAAGTTAGCACTGTGTTTCACACCCGTAACCTGCTCTAACTTATTGCCAAACCCCGGGGCAAAGGTTGGTGTGCCACCATCATAGAGTCCTTGCGTCTTTTTAATTACGCGTATTGAGCCGTCCGCAATTCCCGCAATCCACTGCGAGTTGTCTGCGTAGTTCGTTATTGTAGCGTTCGGCAGTATTATAATTGCCGTAACGATTTTGTTGTATTTCTCTTCTCCGTCGCAGGGTGGCAGTGCGTGTCTATTTAATGTTTCGCAATTGTACATAGTTATTTAGATTAAATTAAATTATTTTTTTGTAATATGCTAAAACGAAATACGGCGGTCGGTTTTCGTGTTCTTCTGTAGCATCAACGCCTCCGTTTTTCCACTCTCCGCCTGTTGTTTGCAATGCGGGGTCTGGTGCGACCGTTCCGACATTATTTACTGCACCATTAGCACCGCCTCCTACATATATTTCTGGTCTGTATTGCGAATGCTTATGGTCGCGCGACCCACTTTGTTGCCAAGTCAAGGCTATCTTTTTCGCACCACCTACCGCGCCCACACTGACGTAATCTGCATCAACATCTGAACGTCCGACTATAAACGCGCCTTGCAAATTCGGCGTGCCGTTTAGCCCGTTACACAGCGCAAAGCCTAAAAAGTTGCCACTCCCGAGTCCCGTTACTATATTGAAATTTGAAATATCATTGGTCGCAAAAATTGCATTAGCTAAAATTGCGCTTATGTTATTTACTTGTGTTAAGATATCCGCGCCCGTCTGACTGCCCGAGCCGCAAGATAATTCAGGTATCCACGCCATATTTAAATAAATGTAGGGTTTTGATTGTTGAAAGGCGTTAGCGTTATTTTCCCCGTGCCTTTAGCGAGGCTTATGCTGTTAATTTCTTTAATCCAACCCACCTCGTAATCTCCAGCTCCTATAAAGCTTTTTCCATCTATTATGAAAACATCCGCATCTAACATAGTGCTAACGCAGTCGTGAAAATGTTCATCTGCGTAATCGGTTTCAAAAAAGTATTCTTTATTTTTTGTATTAGCCAGCCTTAAAATACCTCCGTCCGACCTTCTATATATTTCCGCCTTTGTTTTTGTTTGCGGAAAATCGTACCTAATTGGTAGCCTTATTTGATTAAAAAAGCCTTCTGAATAATCAAACCCAGAGTTGCTTTCGTTACATCTATACGTAACAATTTTATTGTAACAAACCTCTTTGGTTATCTTAAAGCCAAAGCAACCTATATCAATTAGATTACTTCCCAGATTGCATATACTGCCGATTGGCATTGCGCATATACTGCCAATTGCCATGTCGCAAATAACGCTTTCGTACCCCTTTAATTTTAACCTGTAGCACCCTACCGCGAGGTTAGCAGGGATATTTATATTCACTATCTTTGATTTGTTTAGAGTTTGAAACGTGGCTATGTTTGCAAATAGCAATCCGCCACTTTGCGTTTCTAAATCTATCCTATAGTCATCGTTATCTGTTAGTTGCATAATAACAACGTCTCCTCCAACAAGTTGCAAAAAGAAATCTCCAACTTCTTTGCAATTTGATTGTTCATTACAGCTTGTAAACTGTATAAAAGAAAACGGTGCGTTTATCATATTTATTGGTCTTGAAAATCTTTGGAATCACCATCTTGAAAATCGTAAGGCTGTCCATCTTGAAACTCTACTCCGACAACGCCATACGGCAAGACTGATTTTATTAATTTGAAATTAGCTAATCCTGAATTTGGTTTGTACACCAACTCTAAGATGAAGCCCGTGAATACTGTTTTAGAAAACGACACTTGAATAATACCAAACGGCGCATCTAAAATGCTTTGATATTCGATAAACGTTATCGGATAGCTAAACGTGTATATTTCAGCTTCAAAGATAGCTATTTTTTTTAACAACTCAAAATTTTGGTTTTCAATTACTTCATTTATTTCTAAACATTCGTTATTTGTTTGGGTTTTCATTTTGAAGTTCCCTACCCCGCTCCTGAAAATCGCATCTTTAAGTAGCCCATTGTTTTTTATTAACCCCGCCACAAGAACAGGCGCGAAATTAAAAAGGTTTCTTTTTGGGCTTATTCTTAAATTGTACGCGGTTTCTGGGCTAATTATGTTTTCAACAATGGCAAAGTTTTCGTTTTTCTCCGCCCTATCTTTGGTGTCGTTTAGGCAAATAACAAACACATCGTTATCTGTTTGGTTATCTGTTGTTTCTTTGCCTATTTGCCTGCGCGCAGACTCAATTAGATACCCGCTTGCTATAATCTTGCTAAGAAAATTAAACTCATTTCTTGCGCCCTCCTTGTCAAAATAATTGGAGCTTTCGACCTTTGTGCTAAATTGCATATTGGCATTAAACTCGTCCAGACCGTTAATTTTTCCAACCGCTTCGTTATTCCACTTTTCATAGCCCACGTTTACTTTGTTTGCATATAAATCTGGCGATAGCGTTATCTTGAAATCGTTTGGATATTGGATATTTTTAATCAAGTCCTCCTTGTAAAAATACGCCATTTTTTCTACTCTAATTACGTCTTTGCCGTCTTGCTTGTAAACAGATAGCCCTAAATTGTCAATATTTTTCAGGCTATCAAACAAGTCTTTGAAATTGGCAAAAAAATCTTTGTCTAATTTTCTAAGCCATAACCCGTTCGCAATCATTCTATTTGCGCCACATCCGTAGCTAAAAAAGTCGCTTTCAAAATTGGCACTGTCGCCCGTGTAGTTTTTTACGATTTGGCTTAAAGCATCAAATATCGTAACACCTTTGTGCAGGGTGTTTTCGGAAACTGTATCTTGCGAAACCTCAAAAAAAGAAGTGCTATTGTACTCAAAAGAGGTTACGATATTCGCGGGAATAAGTAAATTGGTATTGTTGGTATTTGTTACAAAGTTGAAATATAGCTTATCGCCTGCGGTTACATTTATGCTTATGTCGCCATCTAAATCAAAATCAAAGACTCTCGGAATGCCTGTGTTTAATGCCAGTTGCGGGCCACTAACCCAAATATTATTTATTGCATTAAACGAATAGCTTGGCGTAGCGAATAATTGCAAGATAAGATTGCCTTCCGCGCTTGTTGCAACCGTATTTGTTAGTGAGCATTTTCCTTTAATATTGTACTTTATTTTAACGACTCCTGAATAGCGAAACTCAATATAATGCGATGGGACTTCTGCACTCCCGTTCGCTGAAGGGTTAATATTTGATATGTTGTTAGCATAAAAATTGCTTATTGAGGCACTGGTTTCTAACTCATTCGCGGACGCGCTTAAAGCAAACAAGTACGCATTTAACTTGCCTCCGAGCGTCGTGTTCACCAACCGCGTTATAACGTTAAAGCCGTTATCGTAACGCCAGTCCGACCTCTGCCTAATAACTTTTGAATGTAATTCCACATTATTTAAATTTGGGATTATCGCTACATTCAAATCTTTTTTGCTGTTGAACCTCCTTAGAAAGTTATCGTTTTCTATCCGCAAAGTCGCAAAAGTGTCCGTTATTTCAATGTCGCGAAGCCCTAATAATCCTTCGTAAAACTTCTTGTACGTTTGAGTTTGAAAGTCTAAATATGTTATATATATTTTTACCTCCGCATTTATGTTTTGCTCATTTAAAGCTTTTAGAATAAACACTCTCGCCTCTTTGTAGAAACTGCAAGTTGTGGAAAACTCAAACACCATACCGTGCGTCTTTAAATCTCTTTTTAAAGAAAAGACTACGCTATCAAAATTAACTGGCTCGTCAATTTCAATAATTTGACCATCGTATTTTAAATAGAATTTCCAAATCATATATTTATTAAATAGTCTAAAACCGCACTGCTGTCCACGCTCCAAAACTCCGAAGCGAGTTCTGCCGTTTGTTTTAATGCTAAATCGCCTTCCGCCCAATTTGCAACTTCTAAAATTAGAACTTGCCTATATGTTAGAATGAAACTCGCATCTAAATTTGAAACTGGCAGGGTTGTGGTGCCTGTTCTTTTTTGGTGCATTGTGAATGAAAAGAAGCCATCTCCTGTTTTTTCAGAAAAAGAATTTGCAATATCTGAAATAAGCGATTGATTAAAAATGTAGTAGGGCATATATTTTAGCTTAAATTAAAATAAAATAGAGTTTTGCAAATCGTCTACCCAAGCGTTGCCTGCGCCCGGGCTTGTAATAGCAAAGTTTATCAATGTCCCGTTATTGCCTTGCGCATCAAACAAGACCGTTCCTGTTTTTTGGTTTGCTCCAAACTGCGCCACCAAATTCCCTGTCGCTGGAGTTACGACACCCTTTAAATTAAATAAAACATCTATATCTCCAGCTGTCAAAACGCTATTGTATATTTTAAGGTCGTATAATATAAAATTGGTTCTAAACGCATTATCAAACACGGACATTCCAATATCTTTAAATACGCTCGCCAAAGCGGTTACAATAGTCGCACTTGTAGGCACGTTGTTTACATACAATACAAAATTATTCCCGTTCCTTGTAATTGCAATATGAGTTAAAGTGTCTAAAGGGATAGTGTAAGACAGTATAAAAAATGCACCACTATAATTTATAAGAACACCAGTCCCGTTCAAATACCCAAGCATATACTGACTCCCAAGCCCAGAGTGCAATATCGCCTGAAACCCTGTATAGCTTTTTAATATCAGCCAAATTGAATAGCTATTTATAGTTCCAACATTTAGGCTTGGATGCGTTACGTAATCATTAACTCCATCAAATTTTAGCCCTGCGCCTACCGAAGGTGCTAAAACATTTGTGGGTTGCAATATTAAATTATTTTTACTTAAAGGCATAGCTTTTAAATTATTACTATTCTAAACCCAAATCTTGCCGTATCTGTACCCACACCTGTCGCAAACGTCGCTTGCCCTGCAGTAATAGTGCAACGTATTGGCACGTTTGTAATTGAGCCTATATTGCTTAACCCAATACCACTGCAAAAGCTAATTACTGTAATTCTTGCATCAAACACTGTAACCGTGCCTACGACAAGGGTGCTTTCGCCTTCTAAAACATCTTGAAAAGATATCGCGGTTATATTTCCGCTATTTAACCCAGCCACCCTACCTAATACACTGTTTGCAGAAATAGCTACATCTTGCACATTTGCGGCACCACCTGTCGGATTGCATTTTACAGTATTCGCCGCACCTTGCGCCATTTTAGCATTGGTTATTTTGTTGGAGTTTACTGTCGGATTTGGGTACGAACCAGTCAAATCTCCGCCAGCCACTCCGTTAGGCGGGAGTGCTAATGGCGCGCCAGAAACATCAACATACGGGATATTATTAAGCCCAATAATGTCGTTACTTGCATCTGTTTTTAGGTACTTTGTAGCCCCGACACTGTTTAATTTTGGAGCGGAGCTAAACGTTATAACACCCGTTAATGTTATCGTTTTTTGCCTTAGCCAATTCACAAAAGATATTAGTTTTATTTTAAAACTACTACCAGATGATGCTTGCGACAAATCGCTTACATCAACGCCGTGAAATAAATCATTGTCGTCAAGTATGTTGTTCTCCTGTCTATCCGTTAGTTTCATTTACCAGCTTGTGTTTTTATTAAATATCCTTGTTTCATTGCCTTTTTGGCTAATGTATTTCTCAAAACCATCTTCGTTAAGGTTTATGCTATTTAAAGGTATTTTGCTTATCGCGTCCGTTATTTGTTCTCCTAAACCAACAACGTTTAACTCCTGCGTTTTATTATTATTTATATTGCCTAAAACAAGCTGTGGGATTAAATGATTAGGTATATGTTTTATTCTATCATTTAGGTGTTTTGGTAAAATGCGCTCTCCTAAATGCGCTTCTATTATAACGCCGTCCGCATCTTTACCTGTCGCTTGGCTATTTAAATAATCCACGCCACCCCTAAATTTTGGGATAGGGCGCGAGCTTACAGCGGTTACTTGTAAAAGCCCGATTGCAGCTGCAAAGCCAGCCAAAATTAAATTTGTAGGTGGCAGGGTAGCATACGCTTTAACCACGTTTACGCTTGTTTGCAATAAGATATCAAAGATAGCCTTATCTTTATCTGCCGAAGCCTGCTTGCGCTTTAGCTCCCGCTCTTTTTCTGCGAACCTTTGGTTTATTTCTATTTGCTTGTTTTTGTTGTCTCCAGCAAGTTGCAACTCGTAATCTTTGCTTGTTTGCAGTTCGGTTAATTCTTTTTCCGTGTTGTTTTTGTTTATATCAAACAGTCCATTTATTAGTGCAACGCCTAAGTTGTACGACGCTTCTTTTATTTTTGCTATTTGCGCCTCTTTTCTTTTTTCATCTTCTATTTGCGCATTTATAAAGTCCATAGACATGGCGCGCTCTTTTTTCATTATTTCTAACCTCGTATCGAGCGCATCTTTGGCTCTTTTTTCCGCTCTTTCCGCGCCATCCGCAATATAGCCCATATCAAGCTCTTTTAGCTCGTTATTTGTTTTCTGTTCTAATAAGACGCGCGCTTGGCTTGTTTCGTTATCTATGTTCAAAAGCTCCGTTTTGGTTAGCTTTTTTACTTGTATTATATTGTCTTTATCTATTTCGTAAGTCTTTTTGTTGGTTTCGTTTTTCAACGTAAGCAAATCGCTTTCAAGTCTTTGGTTAGCCCTAATTATTTCAATCTTTTCAAAGTTGTTTGTCTCGTCGTTTTTTAGTACAAGATTGTTAAAATCAATCTGCGCTTTTATTTTATCTATGGCGAGTTTTTGTTGTGCTTCTAACTCACGCAATGCAAACTCCGCCTGTTGCTTGGCTAAGTCGTCCTGCGCTTTTTTATCTACTTTCCCTATTTGTATGTTGTTTTTCTTTCTTTCTCTTAACTCCTTTTCGTTTGCGTCCTGTACGGTTAAGCCCTTGTTTTTAAGCCTATCTAAATAAACTTTAAGCTCTTGTTCTTCATCTATTTGCAATTGCACGCGTTGTCGCTTTATTTTTTCTATATAGCCAAAAATTTGAGCCACCCTTTCATCTATTTCACCCTCTCCAGTTATCTTTCTCCCACCTTGTAGATACTCTAACGCGCCTTTTATACCTCCCGATAAAGGTATTTCGTAATTGCCAGCACTTACCTTACCCACTTCTTTTATTAGCTCCGCCTCTTTTTTAATGAGGTCGTTGTTTTCTTTTTGGTAGTTTTTTTTTATCTCCGCACTTGCTACATTAAAAACTTGCAAATCAAACTGTTTGTTAACTCCCTTCAGCGCGCCTTCTAATTCGTTTTCGCTCGCTTTTACAACATCTATGCTTTTCGCAAATTCAGGAAACTTTTTATTCAGTTCGTTTATCAATTCTGTCCGCGCCTCGTTTGAAATGTTTTGGTTTCGTATAGACTTAACCAATGTGTTTAATTCAGTCCTTTCTTTTTCCACAGCATCAACTACCAAATCCACGCTACTGACTGTTTTTTTATTGCCAGAGATGAACTTGTTCATACCTTCTAAGACCTGTGTTATGATGTCTAACGTAAGCTTATACGTTCCCTGCCCTGCGGCACCAAACGTTAGCTGTAGCGATTTGTAAGCGTTATCGGCGCGAGAGGAAACAGCATTTAAGCTATTCGCGCTTTCTTTTAGCGCAGGGCTAAAATTCTCTTGCAGTGTTTTTGCGAATTTTGGGACGAAATCATTCGCTACTACTTGCCCTTGCTCAAGCATCTTGTTTAGTTCGCGTGTTGTTACACCCATAGATTGCGCGGCTAAATTAAACGCACCTGGTATCCTCTCGCCGATTTGCCCTCTTAATTCCTCCGCTTGCACAGTTCCCTTGCTTAACATTTGACCCAGCGCAAGAAATGTACCTTCCGCGTCTTGACTACTTAAGCCCATTGCGCTTATGGCAGTTGACATCCCTTCGAATATGCTTCTTGTTTCTTCTGCGCTTATTCCCGCAGGCTTTGCGCTCGCCATAATTGTTTTAAAGCCCTTGCTTGCGCTTTCTAAATCTATGCCAAGCTTCCTCGTTATATCACCCAAAAACTGGGTGTTTTTTTGATACTCTGCTGCCGAACCGCTTGCGAATTTTATCGCGTTGTTCATTGCCTCAAATCTTTTAGCGACTTCAATAACCTCGCTACCGAACTTAATTACTTTATCGACCGCAAAAGCGGCGATAATCGTATTTCTAAGGTTAGCGACTGTTTTGTTTAATCCATCAAAATTCTTACCAGCGTTCCTTGTTGTTGTGGCTGTTTGCGTATCCAATTGGAGCATTAGCTTTATCTGCTCGCGCTCCTCCGCAGATATATTGCTAAACTTTTTTAGCAATGCATCAATCTGCGCGTCATCTACTCTATAAACGATCTTAATATTCTCTACCATAGCCTTATTTGTTTTTTGCTTTTTGCGCGTTGTTGTTTAACTCGCTAATTAATATATGATATTCGTAAATTGTCAATTTTCCGAACTCGTTAAACTCTCTAATTCCGTAATCCGATAAATTAAATCGCTCTTTAATTCGGGACTTATATCTGTTTCTGATAACAAACTCAAATGGAATTTCAATGCTGATAACATCTCTTTTCTTTGAAGCAGGGTATAGGCTTCCAAATTCAACTCGGAGGTATTGAAAGAGGGCAGATAAACGGATATTGGCATCTGCAAAAAAAAAGCGTGCATATCCTTTTCGCGCTTCCAACTTGCTATCTTTTTTTGCGCAGTGGAGTAGTCGTAAACATTAGGGTTTTCCGCTTCGCAAAAATACAATACAGAAGCTAATTTATACAACAAATCTACATTTGTTATTGTGTTTATGTTGCTTTCAAGTATGCGATTAAGCGCGGCTATTGTGGTTAGCTGACCTTTGTTTATCGCTTCGTTTATCGCGAGGCAGTGCGTTTTAAGAAACTCGTGGCTTACCTTTAAGTCAAGCTCTGCGTAAATGTCAAGCGCGGACATGGAGCGTTCTACGGGCAGGTTAAACTCGTCCGTATATTTGTAATATTTAATGCCTTCGCACTCAAAGACAAATTCAACACAACTTTTAGGCACAGCTAAAAATTTTGGATTAATCTTCAATGGTTTTGTATATGTATTTTGTAAATACAAAAGATAGCCCAATAAAGAGGCTAAGATTAAGAAAGTAATCGTAATTAAGAAAGTGTTCATATTTGTTTGTGTAAATTATTAAGGCTACCCATGTGCAGTTGCAATACAAACACAAGCCCAGTGGGCGTGTTATGTAAACAACCCATTTATGCGTTGTTTTATTGCATTTTGTCGCCCGCCACCGCAAGTATATAAGAAAAAGGTAGTATCTCCTAAAAATTGCTTTTTCGGTTAGCGTGTAATTAAAAAAAACTGAAACGCAGGCGGACAGAAACGCAAGCGAATAAAAATTTATGTCATTCATTTTTTGGTTATTGAAAAACACCCACCGCTAATAAAATAGGGGTGGGACGTGTTTAGAATTTGTTGATAGGCACTCGCTCGCTTATGCGTGTAATCTGATGGTAAACCGACTTATAGGACTTGTTTAGCTTGTGTCCGATTTCACGACAGCTGTAGCCGTTTTTTTTAAGACTGCGTAACTCGGCAATTTCTTTGCCTGACCACGCCCAGCAAAAAACAATCGCATCTATTTCGTTTCTTAATCGCCATAGCCTCGTGTCTTTTGGGTATTCGTTTTTGAGGCTGTACATGTGCGCTTTAATCATTCCAGCAGTGCTGTTATTTGCGTAGTCTTTATCGTTATTGAACACGAGTTCTTTAATCCAAAACCTAAGCGAGTCTTTTGGATATTTGCGGTGTGCGTCGTCCATCAATGCCTTAACCCACCACGGCATTCTGCGCCTTGTTATTTCGCTATTAGGCTTTTGCATAAGCTCCTCGCGCCACCACGCATCACTGTGTTTTACTTGGCTGTTTTTCATTTTATGTTTCCGTGCTTACGTTGAATATACAGCTGACCGCGAACGGAACCCAGCGACCTGTTTAGCGTCTTTGAAATGGTGTGCGCGCTATAGCTTCCTGACTCTTTAAGCTCGCGTAGCGTCGTAAGCTCTTTGGCTGTCCACGGCTTACTGTAATTTGTGCATTCGTAATTTTGCATATATTTTTGTTTTTGTTTTGTTTTTGTTTTAAAAGAACGGCACTACAAAATTGCAGTGCCGTGCGAAATGAAATGAACCCCCTGTTGCTCTCGGAAAGCATAGGTTACGCAGTCTTGCGACAGCCACATCCTTTTCTGTTCTTCATATTACTTTTGGTTTTATGTAATGCAAAGGTACGCATTTTATTTTTAATATCCATCAAATTCTATATCTTTTTTTACTAATCTTTTGTCTATTATATTATTTATGAAATCTTTGTAATGATAGTTCCAAAGATAATACCTAAAACAATCCAATGCGTGGGTTAGAGTAGGGTCGGTCTTGTCTATTTTGCCTGCCTTGTTTGTAACAACCATCTCCAAATCTTTTATTAAAAGCGCGCAATTGCTATCAATCTTTACGTCCGTTTGCGACAGCATATAGTTGGTTTGCAATCGGCTGTTTAAATGGGAGGGATTGGCTTTTGGAATTGCCGTATTGCGCCACAGTAATGAGAAGTATTTTACTATTAGATGATACGCGCTAACGTTTCCTGCTGTGTACGCAGAGCCAGCGTTCCCACTCGCGTCACCCGTAACCTGATAGATTTGATTTGGATAGTCGGCAATTATTTTATCGCAAACACTCTCCAAGTCCCAGCCTTTGGTATGATACTCTTTTAACGCATAAATACAGCCACCGTAGCTTTGGAAAACTATTGCCGTGTTTGTTATGTTGAAGTCAAAGGAGAGGTATATATTTTCTTTTAGGTTGTATTTAACCTCGCACACGTGCTTATCTTTATCAAAAGCTTCTGCAAATAGATTGCCTTCGTAATTCACGAACTCGGCAAGGTACTCCTGCTTAAAAACAGAAGCTGGCAGTTGTTTTCTTGCTATTTCAATCTCGGCAGGGTGTATTTTAGGGTTTGAGGAGGTCGGCATTTTGAAGTATGCCCAGCCCTCGTTTTCCTCCGCTTGCGCAATCTTGCAAATCTCATAAAAGTCATTGTAATATCCTTTGGGTGTACTCAAGAACCACGCACCTCCCTGATAATCGGCAAGCAACGGGCGCACACTATTATTCCAAATGTTAAGGAAGTTCTTTATTATCGCGACCTCATCAATTATTATGAAATGATAGGCATTGCCTCTTATGCTGTCTTCATTATCTAAACTCCAAAAGTCGATAATCGTGCCGTTTATAAGGATTATCTGCTTTAACGCCTCGCTCTTTTCTAATATTATATTGGCTTTCCTTAGCCTCGCCTTAACGCTCCGCCACGTCTTAGATAGCATCTTGTAAGTCGGCGTGCAGTACGCAATATAGCGCGGTTGCTTCGAAGCGTTTATTAGCAAATCTATGGCGAGAGTCGTTTTGCCAAACCGCCGACCGCAGTTTAAAACAGTAAACCGCTTGGAGTTTTTTTTGCAATGCAATTGCTCAGGGTGCAGAATAGGTAACTCTACTTTTATCATAATTTTACCTTAGCTATTAGTAAAATCTGGCGCAGAACTATTCGCATAATTAACTTCAAACGTGTTGTTTACGGTTTGCGTTTCTGATTCGCTAAGGATTATTTTGCTAAGGTATATAATCATAGTCGTGTCGCCCTGGTTTACTTTTTTCCAACGCGCCTGCCTAAGCAAAGCTTTTTGTGTTTCTCTTTTTTGTGCATAAACAACGGAAAAATCGAGCTTATAGTACTCACTAATAGCCAGCTTTAAAGTCTTTTCATCTATTGCCATAACGGCAGCTATCTCGGTTATATAGCAACCGATTGAACACAGCATTTCAAATTTCTTTGCAAGAACTTCATCAATAATAAATCGGTGCCTGCCAGCTTTTCCTTTGCCTCGCCCCTTGCGCGCAGGCGTTTCGTTTTCAATTTCCATAGTGTTTTTTGTGTGTTTAATTTATATACGATTTCGGCTTCCATTAGGTTTTGGTAAAGAATATTAAATAAAAAAAACACCCCGATTTAAATTTAAATCGGGCTGTTTTGTGGTTAAAATTTCACGTCTCTTATTAACTCTTTTATAATATTTGTTTCGTATATTTGGTGGCTATTGCAAATAATATTAAAATCTCCTTTCTTTATGCCAAATTTCGCGCGACACGTTAGATATATATTTCTTAGGTCTTCTGCGTTTATTAAAGAGTTTTTTACGCTATACAAGCACGCGTATTTATCGCTTTTTAAGTCTATATCTCGCAAGTACCGCACAGTAGCGCGAAGGCTTATAGACAATTTGCTTAATTTCGCCTCGCCTTGCGCCGTTTGGGGTACGTTTATTATTCTATCCTGTCCGCTTCTTGATATGCAAAATATTGATATATACGGCGTGCTTCCAAAAACGCAATTTTTGTAAGCCTTGCGCACCATTGCGCGTACTGTTGAGCCACCCCATTCGTTGATATAATTTGCGGAAATGTACGCGTTCGCGCCCGCTTCAGGGATACCGTATTCGCATAGCATACAAGCAAGGTTGTACCTAAAAATACTTTTCGCACTTTCTAACCGCTCAGTGGGTACATCTTTTTTAGCTTTCATAAGTAGGTGGGTTAAAAAGGTAAGTCTTCTATCTCATCTGGTGAGGCAGGTATTAATCCACGTTTTACGAGGTCTTGCATTGCCAGCGTTTCAATACTTGGCGACTCCTTCTTCTTGAGCGGATAGAATTTAGCCATTTCGCCATACGTAGCATTCGCTTCAGGTGTGGGCTTTAGCAAAGCTTCTTTTTTTGGCAACGTCGCCGTTTCAGTCGGCAGGGCTTTTATTGCATTAGCATTAGCCCTTGTCACCTTTATCGTAACCGCGTTTAGGCTCGTGTAATACTTTTCATTGTACTCACGGCTTTCTGCGTAAAACGCGACTTCCACGTCGTCGCCCACGTTCAGGTTATCAATATACTCCGTGACTTTGTTAAAAGCCTGAAAGTATATCGTTTTTTCGTATTGCTCATTCGTCCTTATAGCGAAGCCTTGCTTGCGCCACTCTTTTCCGAGCTTGTTTAGCCCAGTTTCAACGTCCGTTATTCTGCTTACTGTTCCTTCAATCGTATTCATACTACTTTTGTTTAATTTAAGCAAAGATAAGCATTTTTATTTAAAACACCAAAAGGTATTAAAATAAATATTATTTTAATACCTTTTGGCTTTTATTTAAGCTATTTAGCAATCTTTGTATGTATATGTTACTACGTACTCCAATTTAGCTAACTGCCAGCTTGGATTAAGATTGTACGGGATTGAGCCACGCTCTTCTGCAAATATTTGCAGTTCATTCAAATCTAACATCGCCGTGTTTAGGGTTACACCTGATATGCCAGCAATTCTTAAAATTGTAGGGAATGCGCTTACAAACGATTCTAAGAAGGCGTGCCTTTCGTGCTTTGTGTATATTATGCACTGCACTCGCGCAATGCTTTTTATTAAGCTTTGGCTGTCATTTACTTGCCTCTCAACTGAAATAGGCGCGCTTATCTTATGATATACTTGCAACGTGTTCATATCTGAAAACACAACGTTTTGCAAAGCATTCTTTTTTGATATAGTGTTCACTATCTCGTTTTGCTTATAGATAGGTTTTACTATGTTATTAAATAACATAGTGCCTTCTGTAAACTGCGGTTGGATAGAAGCGATAAGCGCAAGGTTTAATGCTTCTATAATAGCTTCTATCTTAGACATTAACGACGCGTATTTGCATTACAGTTTCCGAGCCGTTCGAGGTTATGTTTATCGCGAGTTTCCTGCCGACAGTGGCTATATCGTCCTTAAACTTTTCGCAAAGCTGGTCTTCAAGCTGTGGGCTTGGGTTCGCGAACCTTACTTCTAAAATTACATCATTCAGCGCGTTTATTAGCGTCGAAGTATCTACTTTTATGATTGAGCTAAACATCTTTTTGTTTGTTTATGTTGTTTTCACTTTCGGTTTGATTGCCGACCACGTCCTGCACAAGAGGGTATATTACATTAGATAGCAAAACGAATATTGCACTTATAGCACCTTCGGCTATCGGTCGTATTTTAAACGTGCCTATTTGTAAGCCATCTCCTTTGCCAGACAGCATTGTTATAACCATACCTAAGACGCATAGGATTAAGATAATCCATAATTTAAAGGTATAATTGTTTTTAGAACTTGTTTTCATTTTTGTTTTGTTTTCTTTTAAGTGAGTTAAAAAACCTTGTCAAAGGTCTTGCTATAAATGCTTTTAACGCTACGCTTATTCCAAAGACAAGCACAGTGTTTAGTATAAGTTTTGATAGCCCTATTATGGATAGGGGGTCGATAAATAGTATTATATTTAACAGCATTACAAACTCTATGTTTTTTTGAATATTAGCTACCATACTACTTAAGGATATAATCTAACCAAAACCACGCGCCAGTCGCAACAAGAAACGCGAATGTTGCAAACAATATTTTATACTCAATATCATCTAAAACATCTCGCCAAAATTCATTTAACTTTATAAAAATCGTCCTCGTTTATAAGTGTGAAATCTATCTTGTTTTTGTAGATAACCGCAACCCTTTCTAATAAAGGCAGTACTGTGTTTGTCCATACAGCCTGTTCTGTTACCATACAGCCCTGCGATAAGTTATTTACTAACGCGCCTACAAAGCCTCGCCAGCTATGAAAATTAAAGCCTTTTTTGCCTCTATAGACCTTTAGTCTATTAAGCTTCGTGTCTAAATTCCCGTCCCTATAATAGTCAAAGTCCTCAACTTGCATCAAGAATTTTAGACCGCTCCACCACGCACTATTTAGGCTGTACGCGCCTTTATATTGCCCTTCTTTTACAACTCCAACGCCGTACACGCCATCTATCCAAATCGGCGACAATACATTTCCTTTTCCGTACAAACCTGCTACGCTCGACATCGGAAAACATATTTCAACATCACCTATTGTTATTAAGCCAATATCTACAAACCTATTGCTAAACTTGTACTGCCTGTCGGTCTTTACGCGAATAGCGATTAGGTTTGCTTCCGCGCTCCAAACATACCCCTTTTTTTTAAATACTTCCGCACTTGCTTTTGCAAGAGTGTCGTATGCGAGTGTGGTTTTCTTGCCTACAATTCCATCACAAATTAGTGGCTCGGGCAGGTGCGCGCCTATAAGTTTATTTAATGCTTCTTGCAGAAGGGCGTAACTCATTGTCTTATCTTTTGTTTAATATTTTAAGAACCGCGTTTTGTATCGATTCTATTATGGTTTCATTCTCCTTTTTTGTCGGCGTGAATATTTCGCCGTACTGCTCCTCGACCCACCCCGCTTTTGCAGTTGCAAGTTCGTTATCGAACCCTAAACCATAAGCCATCCCTACGAGAGGGATTACCTTAAAGTTTTGAGTTAATTGCCCAGTGAATGTTAGGTCGACTTGTTCAACTTGCAATCCTTTTTTGGCTCTGCGCCTTTTGTATTTTTTTGAATACTCCGCCATACTTGTGTCGGCACTATTCTTTCCTTTTTGCTGTATCCTGTGCAAGATTATAGCTACCCCGTTCACGCAAGCAAGTCTTAAAACCTTGTCTGCGTCTTTAAGTTTCTGTAACGCAAGAACGTGCTGGTCGAGGTAGCTAAGAATTTCAACAGGCATTTTATATACAGCATTTAGGTGTTATTTTTTTTTAGCGACAGGTCTTTCTGGGATATGCAATATGCCAAACTCTGTCTTTAGCGCAGTGTGCCAATCATTCCACGAGTCGCTCCCAGCTTCGTAAGCGTTGTTTATATTCGCTTTAAGATAGCTTATTCGCGCCAGCTCTTCGGCTGTGTATTCTTTTTCCGTTATCGTTTTCATATTTTTTTTGGTTATGGTAAACTGTAAGTGGTGCTTATAAGACAGCGTGCTGTTTCGCTTATGCTTAGGGTTTCAGGAACTTGTATTGTCTTAACACTGTTTACAAATACCTTATCAAACTCTTCTGTGTACAGCCCTATAAGCTCATTAGTGCTTTCGCTGTCCACAGTTGTATAAAAGTTTATATTAGAACTGTGCTTTTTTTCTAATAGCATTTGTTTGCACAAAAGATTAAGATAAGACACGGCTAATATACCCTTGTTTGCGCAAATAATGCTTTTTATGTAAGCATCTATTTCGTTTCTGCCCTTGCAACAACTCGAAAAGTACTGATTAAATGTTATTGAAAACTCGGCGAAATATTTAATTTCGGTGCGAGTTTTAATCATAATCCAAAACTCGCGCAATGTTTCATTGTCGGAGTTTTGTAAATATCCCGCCATCTCGGTCGTTATTCCCAAGCAGTCATTAATCCAATATGTTGCATTAATATCTAACTCGCGAAGTCCAATAATCGCATCAAAACAACTCATATTTTTAAATGAAATTAAAAACAGGAAAATGAAATTAAAAACATTCACTTTCCTGTCCTAAAAATTAAGCCGCTACCGCTACGCCAGTGTACCTAAGCACACCATTAACGCCGTCTTTTACGTCGCCAACTCCGTAGATTGACGGCATTACAAACAAGCCGTAATCAAGTGAAATTATGTACGTGTACGAAGGCATATTGCCAAAATCTGGGTCGCAATCCAACTCTTTGATTTGGATATCAAAGGTTATGCCCGGAAACTCTGGGAGCGTCATAGTGCCGTATTCTGAAACACCATGTGTCCCAGCGAAGGTGCCGATAAATTTGGTTCTTGTAACAAATTTGGTCATACCCGGTGCAAGAACAGCCATTTGCCCTGCTCCAAAAACGCTGTCAGCAGTGTTGTCAAAATAGAAGTTCATTCCGTTTTTGCTTTCGACCGTCCCGTAGTCTATACCCGTGTCCGCAAGCCCAGACCAGCCCATTCCCGTTGCAAAACGAGATGGGAGGGAGCCTCCGATAACGATGGGTGTTCCGACAAACTCGTTTATCATAAAGTCCGTCACGACTTGCGCCCAGCCATCTGACCTTACACCACCACTGGTTGTGTTTAGCAGGTTTACGGATTGCGACGTAACGTTTCCTGTGCGTGCATTTTTACCAAAGCTGGCTAAATACCTTGCCATTACTTTCGCGTTAATGTCGGTTAGCATTGCGCGCATTTTTGACATTATTATATTACGCACCTCCATCATCTGAAACGACATCGGGGTGTTTATTCCGTTTAGCCAATTCGGCATTAATTTATTCGCGTCTTCGCACAAGGTACGAAGTCGGCGTTTTGATATCTTGCCTTTAACCACGCTTTGAAGCGTTAGATCGAAATTAACCTCTGAAGGTTCGCCGTCCGCCGTCGCGTCACAGGTATATGAGCTGTCTACGCCTCCGACCTGAGGCGGATAGAATCGTAATCTAACACGGGGTGTTCCTCCGCTGGTCGCCGAGCTGTAAAAGCCATCTCCGCGTTCGGGCGAGATTACATCTACTGCAAGCATATTTTGAGGGTCGAGCGAAGCGCGTAGCCCGCCGACTGAAGGTATCATTTGCTTCTGTATTTGAGAAGCCATCTCTACTGACGCGATTATAGCATCACACACACCTATATCTGGCATTGTTTTCTTTTTTAGATTTTTTGGTAAATCGGTTGCTTTTTTTTAAAGCCAAAAAAACGATTAGGCGTGCGCCTCGTGTTGTGTATTTTTGCGCGCTCTTAATAATAAGAGGTTCAAGTAAAATTAGCTTAATTAACCATTGCCAATCGGAAATGTGCTTAAGCCGTAATGCAGATACGCGCAAAACAACAACAATGCAAATTTAATACTAATTTTTTATTAAACCTAATTTTTTTAGGTTTATTTTAAAAAATCGTGTATTTGCAGTATTGCCTCTGCGTAGCTTCTACATATTGTGTATGTAGATTGGTTTTCCGCTACAAGTTTAGCGAAGGTTTTTTGGGTATCCGATTGTCTACCTTTCGCGGTTTTTAACTCTAAAAAAAGCGCGTTGCTTTTGTTTAGAATTAGCAGGTCGGACGCACCAGGTCGTAAGCCCATATCTTTTGCCTCTTTGCCTTCGCGTAGCGAGCGTTTACCTTCGTTTCTTATGGCGAGGTAAAGTGCATTAGGGTAGTATGTTTTTAAAAACCACACTACGCGTATTTGCAATGCTTTTTCTGTTTCGCTAATGGCTACTGTTTTTTTAGTTTTCGCCCTCATTTTGCGGTTGGTTTTTTAATATGTAAAATACGTCCTTTAAGACCTTTAAGTCGGTTGTGTTTTGGAGCTTGGTTATTATACCTTGCATTAGCAAATTAACATAGGCAAACGCCGATTCTTGGCTGTCATACAGTTGAATATCTTTATGCGGTCGCTCTTTGTTAGAATGTCGCAAATTGCTAATCAAGAATTTTAAGCGACTGCCATCTACTAAAAAATACTTATTTTTTAGTTCTGTTACTGTGTATGTTTTAAGGCATTTAAAGCCGTATAAGACCGTGCCTACAGTTAAATTTTCCATTAAGCCTCCGATTTGAAAAGGGTGAAGTTGTTAAGATACTGCTCTTCTAATTTTACATTTAGGATGCTTGCGGTCGCTTTCATTTTCTCTTGTATATCTTTTGCCGTTTCTGTCCTATTATCTCTTAGCGCGCGCGTGTACGCTCTTTTGTATCCATCCAACGTGCCCTTAAGTCCCGCCTCTGTGGTGTTAGACACAAAAGCTTTTTTCTGCTCTTCTAACTTGCTAAGGCTTTCTTCTGTCGTAATCCTTATACTTGTTTCAGTATCCATTTCGTTTTTCAACTTCTCAAAATCGGCTTCGGTTTTAGAAAGTGTTTTTTGCGAATTGTCTAATGCGGTTTCGGTTTCGCGCAATAATAGCGAAGTGTTGGAAAATGCGTTTTGAACTTCTGCAATCTTTGCAAGTAGCCCTGCTCTTTCAGTATTGTATTCGGCATTGATTTTTTGAATACTTGTCGCTTCCGTAAAATTATCGCGAAGCTGGCTTATGAATATCTCGCCAAAATTGTAGATAATAACGGCGCTTAGCATTGCAATAAAGACTGCGCCACCTATCTTTGCAAATTCACTGTTAGCATACCATACTGCCGCGCTATTGCCAAAATACAATACGTAACCAAAGAAGTCGAAGAAGGCGAATAGGTACGCCGTATTTGCGTTTTTGCTATGCACAATTATTATTGTAGTAGCAATAGCGAATCCGCTGGCTACGATTAGCGCAATAGCCAAATCTAAAAACACATTTATCGGATATGGGTTTATTATGTAATACACCTTCGCATACATTTGAAATAAACCAAACACCATAGCAATCAGCCCAAAGATTGGAGCGTTGATAGACCTTATCGAGTTTATTATGCTTTTCATATCGTTTTTTTGCTATTGCTAAACGTGGTCGCTAATCCAAAAACGCCAGCCAAAACTATGGCGATTATTAGCGTTTTCATTATCAATGTATTTAAGCCTACAAAGCTGTACGAGTCTATCCGCAATATATTTGTGTGTAGTATGTAGGTTAATGCTATAGTGTATATAGTAACCGCACCACTCGCCTTACTGCTCTCAAACGCATTATCTTTAAGCAATAGATAAATCGCAAGCCCAGAGTGCGTAATCGTCCAAAAAACGGCTATGCTTTTATCGTCCCAAACAGCGCGATAAAATGAATGTAGGTGATAGGCTATTATACCTATAAGACACCCAAAGATTAGTATTCTGAAATACACAGAAT